AAGGGTAAAGGAGACACAGACTTCGCAATAGCCGCAGCAGGATTATTGTCAGTCAAACGAGCAATTAATAAAAGACTTCCAGAAGAAGTCAGAAGAAACATGGGGAGACCGGCACTAAGATTCCAAACAGGTAGATTTGCAAGGTCAACAGTAATAGAAAGCATTACTCCCGCAGCAAGAACATTATTAGTAAAATATACATATAGATTAAACCCTTATGAAACTTTTGAAAATGAAGGAAGAAAGCAATGGCCTAGTGGCTATAACCCAAAACCTTTGATTTCAAAAAGTATAAGAAATTTAGCATTAAGTATGTTTAAAATAGAAGCACTAACTACTAGGAGAGTATAATGGCCAACACATACAGAACCGGAAGAAGTAAAGTAGTAGATGCTATAGTAAAAAAATTAAACGGAATT